GGTGGTCTCTGCGGTCTGCAGTAAAGTAGCGGAATCGTTCAATGCCTGTGTCAGTCCTCTTGTACTGGGAGAGGCCGAGCCGCTGGCCCGCCTCCAAATCACCTTTGACACCGTTCAGACACCGCTGCAAAAAGCAGAGGAAATCGCTACGCTGGCGGATGGCGGTGTACGACTGGAAAAAACCGAGATAGAGGAAAAGCTCGGCATGGCCGTCGAAGACACTCGGGCGAATGATCCGTCCCTCGCCGCCGCCAATAGGGATAGCGCCGGGCCAGAAGCGCCTCCCGACGCCTTTGAGCAGTTGCAGCAACTTATCAACAATGTTCTCCTGAAAGGATTTTACGATGATCAGTACGAAACAAATCAATGATTTAAGCAATCCGCAGAACGGATGGTACCATATCGAGAAGTCCGGAGACCACGATGTTGACTACGGGGAAGGAAAGGCTGTCCTCCGCATCGGCGAAGATGAAATCAACCGGATGGTCGCCGAGTTTAACTCCCGGACTTTTGACGGGCCGGGCATGCTTATTGATGGCGACCATCTGAGCCACGACATGACCAGGGACACGCGCGCCCTCGGCTGGCTGAAAAAGCTGGACACCTACCGGGATCCGTCCGGCAGCCTGGAATTGTACGGATTTATCGAGTGGACTCCGCGAGGATTGCAAATGCTTATTGATAAGGAGTACACGCAATCATCTACCGAGTATATGGACGGCATGACCTTTAAGGACGGCATCTACACACCCAGCCGCCTGACCGGGTTTGCTCTTACCAACCGTCCGCGCATCAAGGGCAAGCGCCCCTTGATCAACCGAGAGACTTCCCCCAGCCCCAGTAGTGGCGGGGACGAAAAACAAAGCCCCGAAGAGGGGGAAAACAACCAAGACACAACCATGAAAGAAAACGCCGAAGAATACCCGGCGAAGGAAATGGACCGGGCACAGAGAGCCCTGCTTCACTCCCTGCTTGACAAGTTGGACGTCGAATTCGACGGCACCGACGAAATGTCCAGGGATATCCTCCGCCGCGTGGACGAACTTCTTGATCTGGAAAAGAGAGAGAAGAACGCCGTGAACGCCGAAGTGGACGAAGCCGTCAGCACGTATGAAAACGCACTGGACGAAGAAGAACGCAAGGAATTTACGGAAGAACGCCGGGAAGAGTTGAAAAACTCTCTCCGGGAAAGCCCCGCCGCACTGAATGCCTTTGTCAAGGCGCTCAACCGTCAGACACCCCCCGAGCATCAGAAGCAGACGGAAAGAAAGGAATTGCCGAAAAGGACGCCTCTGAACCGCCGCACGACTCAGAATCCGCCCAACCCGTTCCGCCAGAAGGAATCCATTGACGGATTCCAGAATCGCGTGGACGAGCTGATGAAAGACGGCATGAATCGATACGACGCGTTCCAAAAAGCCACCGAGGAAGGCTACATCGTAGCCTCCGCACGATAACTCCCAACCTGATACAAACCAATGCCATCACTCAACGTAACACAAAAAAGCGCCATCGTCTATTTCAACACCCCGGAAGGTGTTGACCTGTGCGGACAGGAAGGAACCGTCGTAGCGCTGACAGCCAACCCGGACATTCCCGAGTTTATCGGTACGCCTCTGTCCGCCATCCCCACGCAGACGCAGCTGCTCGGCGTGGTCCTGCAAGGGCAGCCCAACCAGGGGACCTGCGTCGCCGCACTCGTCGGCATGTATGCCGGCCTGATCAAGGCGGCTCTCTCCGACACGCCCGGCACGATCAATGCCGGCACGCCCGTCACCATCACGGCCAACGGGACATGGAAGGCCGCCGCCAGCGGCGAAACCGTCTATGCCCGCGTCATTCACGCCCAGTGGGAGCAAGGCATGGTGGAAATCGGCTTCGTGCCCTCCTACCAGGCTGCCTCCTGATATTACAACCTAATCAACAGAAAGACCAACAACAAGGGCTACTCCATTTTGCTCCGCTGTCCAGTTCACCGATGTCCTGACCGCCTATTCCGCGGGTTCCGGGAACACCGAAGAGAACTCCATCATCAGCCGTATTGCGCCGATCGTCCCGGTTTACGACCTCAATTTCCAATACAAGGTCTGGGACACCGAATCGGCCTTCACCGTCCAGCCCATCGAGGTTGGAGCGGGCGAACCTCCCCGCCAGACCGTCCTGAACGGCAGAAACGAAACCGACACCCTCCGGGGCTACGGACTGACGCTGCCCATCCCGGACGCATTGCTGGGCGTCAACCGGGAAAAGGCGCAGGCCATCACCCTGGCGGAATACAAGCTCATCGAATCCCAGTTTGTGACCTCTTACGAGTATGAACGAGCCAAGATGATCATGAGCCAGCTTCCGGCAGCTTCCGGAATGGGCGATTGGGCCAACGAACAGAAAAACCCGCTGGCAGACTTGGACAAGGCCATCCTGTCCATCAACGCAGCTACCGGACATATGCCGAACACAATCGTCTTCGGCATTAACGCCTGGCAGCTTCTGCGAGCCAACCCCATCGCCCGTCAGGTGGTGTCGTTCAACAGCGTCGGCCTCTTCAATGAAGATTTGCTTCGCAATGCTTTGATTCGCCCCATCAGGGACATCTACATCGCCTCCATGCCCTACCGCGACGCTTCCGGTGACGCGAAGACCATCATGGAAAACGAAGTATATGTCTTGTACAAGGAAGACTCCCCGACTCAGTTCGACGCCTCCGCCATCAAGACCTTCGGGCTATCCGGCAAACTGCGTCGCGAAGTCATCACGGAATATAAGCCGACGCCGGCGCTGACGCTGGTCACCAACCGCGTCTACTCGCTGACCAAGCTGACCAACCCCGGAGCCATCGTCCGCATCGACGCAACGGCTACCGCCTAATCCCCGCCAACCCGCCTCCATCATGTCCGCCTTTCCCGCCTGGTCCACGATTACCACGGACGAAGCTGACCGTCTGCTCGGCCTCAACACCGCGGAGCGTGACGCCCTGGTCACAGCCGGGGAACAGCGCAGCCTGGGCTATCAGGATGTCATGATGGAGGTGGTCAACGATGTATGCATGACCATCCGCGGGGCGTTGGCCAATAACCTCGCCCTGCGGCAATCCCTCCAAAATAGCGGACCTTACGACATCCCTCAGAGCATGCGCTCCCTGGCATGGCCGCTGATCATCCGGCAGCTTTATCTGCGCTACCAAATCAACCTGACCGAGACGCGCCAAAAGGCCGCCGAATCGGCGGACGCGATGCTGGCCCTTTACGCCAGAGGCGACATGCTGCCGGAAAGCGTGGACGGCTCCGCGCCGGCGGACCCCGCCTACATGATGCCGCGCTACACGCGCCGTCCCTGGTTCAACCCCATGCGAAGCACCTACCGATGATAACCGCCGCACAGAGAGAGCTGATCGCCAATGACTACGCCGAGCGTGCCTTTTTCGTGTCCGGCGTAGAACCCGGCGTCATCCTTTCTGACTTTGAGGACAAGTTCGGCAAGGTAGCCTCGGGTGCCTTGAGCTACGAAGAAGCGCAGCAGGCCATCCGCGAAACCCTGCGCCGGCAGGGCTACCGGCCTCCGGCGACGGGGCAGGGAGGCATTCAGGACTTATCCTCCTGGCTCCGCATCCAGGTAGTGATGGAAACCAACGCAGCCATGGCCCACGGCTACCGCAACTGGTACAACTGGACGCAGGACAACGACACGGGCGTCTTCAAATTTTACCGCTCCCAAGGCCGGGAAGACCCGCGCTACTGGGCTGAACGCTGGAACCGGGCCCGGGTGGGGCTGGAAGACGAAGCGACCGAAGCAGTGTCCTCCGGCTTCATCCGCGGCGAAACCGTCGGCTATGCCCTGGCGGCCTCCGACATCTGGATCCGTCTCTCGCGGTTTGGAACGCCTTACCCTCCCTTTGATTACCTATCCGGGATGAATATTGCTCCCGTCGGGGCCGAAGAAGCTCGCGCGGCCGGCCTGGACGTTTCCCGCGTCCGTTCCGCTCCCGCCAGCTTCAACGCCACACTGGAAAGCAATGCCGTGGGTGTCACGAACGCCAACGCGGATAAAATCCGCCGCATCCTGAAAGACGCCGTGCGCATCGAGAGTGAGAAAGACGGCAATACCACTTTCACATATACGGACCCCAACGGCACACGGCCCTATACAGACGCCGAGCTGGCGGAGGTCTTCACCGGGGATTTCCCGGAAGAGATCCCCTTGCGTCAGGCCCAGGCCTTCCAACTGGCGGTAGCCGGCGGCGCCGTGGCTGGTACGCTGGCATCCCTTTACCTCGAACGCCTGCTGGACCGCTTGGCCTCCGAGCCGGAAGGCGTCTGGTACGGGCGCCCCTCAGATGTGGCCTCCGCTTCCTCCCGCCAGTACATCCCAGTTTCGCAAAAGAAAGAAGGAGAATTTACCTATCCCATTACCTCCGGGCACGTTAGGAAAGTGGAAGACGTCGCCGGCGCTCTCAGCGTGGAAGTGCCAACCCCTTACGTTTTACCCGTCAAATGGCTGTAACCGTCCACATTGACCAGTCCGCGATTGACCGGGCGTTTGCCGAGATGAATCCGTCCGCGGCCCGGCACAAAACCGCCATCCGCAAAGCAGGCGTCGCCTTGAGTCTCCTGATCCAGAAGACCTTGAGGCAGCAGGGCAAAGACTACTACGACGCCGCGGCGGACGCCACCGGCATGGAAGAAACCGCCGAAGGCGTCAGCGTTTCTATCGCGTGGCGCGGCATCGGCCTGCACTGGATCGGTACGCAGGACTATCTGGGGGGCCCGCTGCGGCCCACCGGCCGCACCTCGGAAATCACCGGCAAGCCGATTCAGAACCTCGCCATCCCCACCCGCAACGCCCCTCGCGGGCATGGCGGAGCACGGAGCATCTACAGCGCGGGCTTCCGCAAAGACGACCTGCAGTTTATCCCGTCCAAAAACGGAGGACGCAACGGCAATGTAACCGGCGTCCTGATCCTCAAGACAGCCCAGTCCTCCACCGGCAAGAAAGCAGCGAGGAAGCTTTTCAAGAAAGGCACAAAGGCCGGAGACGTGCTCTACGTCCTGTGCCGGGAAGTCACGATTGCTCCTACGCCCGGCATCCTGCCGACAATGGACCAGATGGCGCAGCGTGTCGCCGAAACCTATCTCACCCAAATCGGAAACAATCATGATACCCTCCATTGACCAATCCATGTGCCGGCTCATCATTGACCGATTGAAGAGCCGCCAGGAATTGACCTGCCACATCTTTGAAAAGCCCTTTGATCCGCAGTACGCCGCCAATCACATCATCATGTCGGCGATGGGCAACAACGGTGTGGTGCTGGTGTGTCCTGGAGACACGGAAGAATACCAGGACGGCCACGGACAGACGGAAGCGCCGACCATGTGGAGACAGTATTTCATTATTGCCGCCATCTATCACAACGCCGCTCTTTTTCCCCCGGAATGCCTGACGCCCGATTACTATCTTCGGGCCGTGGGCGATGTGGTTGAAGAAGCCCTGTGGAAATGGAACCC